CCCAAAAAATTCCCCGGGGGCATTTTTCAAAAGGCGAATTCACCCTGTCGCGGGGTTCTGCGACGGGAGTTCCGTGCGTTTAACAATCGATGGGCCTGTTCACCCCATCATCCTTTCAAGAGACGTCACTATCCTCCTCAGTAGTGGCGGGGGAACGCCCGGAACTCCCTTCGGAGGACCTCCAATCCTCGTGTAAGTCATCACAAGTAAGGAGCAAGTCCATGGTAAAGGTCACTGACGATGTGATCACCGCACCTGAGCCCCCGGAACCGGAGACTCTCGACATCAACGGAACTCCCACCGAGGAGGTTTCTGACGACAACGAGCCCGAGGGGCTCGAGGAAGCCGAGGATCAGGCATGACACTTTCCGATGCGAGCGTCAAGGCGCTCTCTTACGTGGGGTCCGTTCGTCCCGGAGTCAAGGCGATCGCACGCGAGGTCGTTCAGGCCGCGCAGGATGCGGGCTACCAGCTCAAGGTTGTCTGGGGGTTCAATCCGGCCTCCCGACCCGAGCACTCCGCCGGTACGGCCCTCGACTTCATGTGCACCACCGAGGCCGGAAACTTCATCGCCGACTACCTGTGGCGGAACCGGGCCCGTCTCGGTCTCCGCTGGGAGATCTGGCGTCGGCGTGTTCGCTCCACCTCCCCAGGCAAGCCGGGAACCTGGCAGTCCATGGCGGATCGTGGCTCGGTGACCGCAAACCATTACGACCACGTCCACGCGAACTTCTGGGATCGCGCCTACGTCGCTCCGGCTGGTACCAACCCGTCGCCGACCCCGGCTCCCAACAAGCCCACGCCGTCTCCGTACCATGTCATCAACACGGTCAGTGTTTCCCACCTCAAGGCCGCCCGCTACGCTGATCCCCAGAAGGACGGTACCCCGCGGGGCATTTATGCCAGCGAGGTCTACACGATGGAGACCGCTCTCGCCAAGACCGATTGGCTCAAGTGGAAGTACGTCGACGGACACTACGGCACCAGCACTGTCGGTGATGGCAGCGCCGGTTTCGGCGGGACCACCGGTTTCCAGCGGAAGCATTCCGGCGCGAAGAACCCCGATGGTTGGCTCGGCAAGCGCGAGCTGCGTCTACTCTTCCAGAAGGCCCGCATGGCGGTCCAGGTCATCGACTGACAAAGTCCTTATTCAGTAGGAGATGATCACCTATGGCCGCCCCCAAGGAGCGTGCTGAGAAGCGTCGTCAACCGCCAGCGACATCACCTGAGGCTCGAGAGAACCAGCTGATTTCTTTGGCAACAGACCTCGCCGAAAAGCAACTCATCGACGGGTCTGCGTCGCCCTCCGTGATCGCCCACTATCTAAGGCTCGGAACAACCCGAGAGAAGCTCGAACAGGACAAGATCAAGCTAGAGACAAAGCTTATCGAAGCCCGGTCCGAGGCTCTCGAATCTGGCAAGCGTATCGAGGAACTGTATTCGCAGGCCATCGACGCTATGCGGACATACAGCGGTGACCGCGGGGGTCAGAGTGACACATACTAAGCGTTATTCTGATCTCCGCGGCCTGCTGACGTTTGAGGAGCGGTTTCAATACCTGAAACTGGGCGGAGCCGTTGGTCGAGAGACCTTCGGGTATGATCGTATTTTCAATCAACGATTCTATACGTCCCGAGAGTGGCGGTCCTGCCGAGATCAAGTAATCGTCAGAGACGGCGGCTTGGATCTGGGTATCGAAGGACACGAGATCTACGACAAGGTGCTGGTGCACCACATTAATCCTGTCACGATGGACGATCTGAAGCATGGCGGAGACGTTATTCTGGACCCAGAGTTTCTGATCTGCGTATCGCACCTGACGCACAACGCAATCCACTTCGGAGACGAGTCCCGTCTCCCCGAACCCTTGGTCGAGCGTAGACCCGGGGACACACTACTTTGGACCCGCTAGTTTTTTGGCTGGTTTTGTTGAAAGGACCACTTTATGGACCCCATCATCACCCTCGCGTCGGTTCCGGCGGTTATCGCCCTCGTGAACCTCATCAAGTCCACCGGTTTCCTGCCGCCGAAGTTCGCCGCAGTTCTCGCGGTGCTGCTCGGCATCGCCTTGGTCGCCGGTAACACCTATCTGCCGGGCATCTGGGACGTCCTCTCCGAGGGCATCATCCTGGGTCTCTCTGCCGCGGGCATCTACGATGTTTCCGTCGCGCAGCCCAAGCGGGCCATTACCGAGTAAGACGGTATATCCATGGACGACAGCATTCTGGACACCGTCAAGAGACTTCTAGGCATCGAGCCCGACAACACACCGTTCGACGCGGAGCTGATCGTCCATATCAACTCGGCTATCATGGCTCTGGAGCAGCTCGGGGTCTGCAAGACTCCAAACTTCGAGGTCACGTCGACTGCTGATATCTGGAGCGAGTTTTTGCTGGATGGTGTGAACCTTCAGGCCGCAAAGCATTACGTCTACCTCCAGATCAAGCAGGTATTTGATCCTCCGGCGACATCTTTCGCGTTGGACGCGATCAAGCGCCAGCTCGACATGTACGAATGGCGTCTCATGGTTCAGGCCGACCCGACATTCGTCGACCCGACAGTCACTACTACGACAGGAGACACATTCGCATGAGCCGAGACTATGACGCTTATGTCGAGCGTTATAACGTTGACGAAGAACTCACCCACTACGGCATCAAGGGCATGAAGTGGGGTGTTCGTAAGAAGCGCAACAGCGACACGGTAGGCTCGGACGACTTTAACGAGGTCTCCGCGTTGAAGACGCGCCAACCCAAGACGATGTCGAATGACGAACTCCAGAAGATCGCGAAGCGAACCGAACTGGAGAACAAGACCACGGCTAACTCCGCGACCAGCACAAAGTACGTAAAGCCTAAGGCCGTAAAGGAACTCAGCGACAAGGAACTTCAGGCGAAGCTCAACCGTATTCGAATGGAAACTGAGTATGGCAAGCTGACCAAGGAGCAGAACGCTGGTCGCGAGTTCATGTCCAAGCTGGCAGCGGACGTGTTTAAGACTGTGCTTACGGATCTGGTCATGGACGCTGCGAAGAGCGGCGCTTCGGCGGCATACAGCCGCGCAACTGGTCAAAATGGAAGCGCCCAACAGCCGTCTTCACCGACGGTCACGACCGCTATCCAGTTGATGCCGGTAATCCGAAAGGCATTGACGTCTTAACACGAAAGGGGGCCCCGCGTGGCACTTTCCAACACAGCCACACCCAAATACTACGGACTGTTCCGGGAAAAAGTGCTTCGCGGGGAGATCCCTGTCTGCCGTGAGATCTCGTTGGAGATGAACCGTATCGACGCGCTCATCGCGAATCCCGGGGTCTACTACGACGAAGACGCGATCGAGGGTTGGGTCGCATTTTGCGAGAATGAACTCACTCTGACTGACGGATCTGACGTCAGATTGCTTGACTCGTTCAAGCTCTGGGGCGAACAGCTCCTCAGCTGGTTCTATTTCGTAGAGCGAAGCGTCTATGAGCCCACCGCGGACAATCATGGCGGTCGTTTCGTTCGTAAGATGATCAAGAAGCGCCTCATCAAGAAGCAGTATCTGATCGTCGGTCGAGGCGCAGCCAAGTCGATGTACGCGTCGTTCATTCAGAACTTCTTTCTGAACGTTGATTCGGAAACGACGCATCAGGTCACAACCGCGCCCACCATGAAGCAGGCCGAAGAGGTTCTCGCCCCGATCCGTACTTCGGTCGCCAGGGCTCGAGGTCCACTCTTCAAGTTCCTTACCGAAGGATCGCTTCAGAACACCACCGGATCGCGAGCCAACCGTCAGAAGTTGGTGCCCACAAAGAGGGGCATTGAAAACTTTTTGACAAACTCCTTACTCGAGGTCCGCCCGATGTCGATCGATAAGCTACAGGGTCTTCGCCCTAAGGTTTCCACGGTCGATGAGTGGCTCTCTGGCGACATCCGCGAGGACGTAGTCGGTGCAATCGAGCAGGGCGCGTCCAAGATGGAAGACTTCCTCATCGTCGCCATCAGCTCCGAGGGCACGGTCCGCAACAGCAGCGGCGATGACATCAAAATGGAACTCGCCAACATCCTCAAGGGGGAGTACCCGAACCCGCACGTCTCGATCTGGCACTACAAGCTGGACGATGTCGAGGAGGTCGGGAATCCGGCCATGTGGGTCAAGGCAAACCCGAACCTCGGGCAGACCGTTTCCTACGAGGCATACCAGTTGGACGTAGAGCGCGCAGAGCGTGTGCCCGCGGCCCGCAATGACATCCTCGCCAAGCGATTCGGAATCCCGATGGAGGGCTACACCTACTACTTCACGTACGAGGAGACCCTCACACACCGTCAGCGCGATTTCTGGCAGATGCCATGCGCTCTCGGTGCGGACCTTTCGCAGGGCGACGACTTCTGTGCTTTCACCTTCCTGTTCCCGCTAAATCGTGGCAGCTTCGGTGTCAAGACCAGGTGTTACATCTCGTCGCTCACCATGAAGAAGTTGCCCGGCGCTATGCGCGCCAAGTACGACCAGTTCCTGGCGGAGGGAAGTCTCCAGGTTCTGGAGTGTGCGGTCCTCGACATGCTGGAAGTCTACGAGGATCTCGACGCCTTCATCACCGAACAAGACTACGATGTCCGAGCTTTCGGCTTCGACCCCTACAATGCTCGAGAGTTTGTTGAGCGTTACGAGGTCGAGAATGGCCCGTTCGGGATCGAGAAGGTGAAGCAGGGCGCGAAGACTGAGTCGGTGCCCCTCGGGGAACTCAAGACCTTGGCCTCTGAGCGAATGCTTGTCTTTGACCAGGAGCTGATGATGTTCTGCATGGGTAATGCGATTACCCTGGAGGACACGAACGGCAACCGCAAGCTTTTGAAGAAGCGCGCGGACCAGAAGATCGACAGCGTGGCTGCCATGATGGATGCCTACGTTGCATACAAGCTCCACAAGGAAGCATTCGAGTAAGGAGGTCAAAATGGGAACACTTCTCGAAGAGTACATGGCCGTCAACGATGTTGACCCCGACTCTCTCGAGCACTACGGTGTCAAGGGTATGAAGTGGGGCGTCCGGAAGAAGGATAACACCTCTGGCGGCAACCGCGCGCAGCGTCGTGCCGATGCAAAAAGCCAGCGCAGGGTAGAGAAGACACAGAAGCGCGAGGCAAAGGCGCTATTGTACGAAGGCCGCGCCGCAAAGATGGACGTCGCTATCAATGACCTTAACGCCGAGATCGCGGGCCTGCCGCCCGGCATTCGATCGGGTATGCGGCGGAACCAGTTGACTCAGGCGGTATCTGAGAACGCCCAGTATCGTGATGCCTTGTTGAAGAGCGCCAAGAACACCCGCGAAGGAAAGCTTACCGACGGGCAGAAGCTCATAATCGCCGGGTCGATCATTGCCGCCGCGGCGGGTGGTTATCTCCTTTACGACTCGATGTCACAGTCCGGTCAGCTCAATTCGATGGCACTTCGCGGTAAGGCTTTTTTGAATGGCGAGAAGTTCGAGTTCAAGAAGAACGATAACTTTTCCGGTAAACTGAGTCCCGAAGACGTGTATAACCGTGTCGTGAAAGGGTTGAATCCGAATTATAAGGACCCCGGCGGGCAGATGAACTGTCGACGGTGCACCTTCACGTACGAACTTCGACGACGGGGATACGATGTTGCCGCGACCCCGTCCGCAATGGGTTGGGGTCAGAGTGAAACTGGTCTGATCAACGCGTTGACCCCAGGCGGAAGAAACGTCTACCGTCCGGATTCGCTATCGTCGTTCGTCGCACAGCAGACGGCCGGTCTTCGCGGTAAGGGTATCCGTCAAACGGTTGCCGGCGATGCGCGAAAGAACCTCGCACAGACTTTCTCCGTGCGAGAGGGTTCCGACGCGAAATCCGTATTCCAAAGACTCACCCAGGAACCAAGCGGCTCGCGAGGCGAAGCTGTATTCAATTTTGGGGGGTTCGGCCACAGTCTGGCTTACGAGATCTTTGACGGGAAGCCATACATCTTCGACACTCAAAAGGGCCAAGCCTTCGACGAGGACACGTTTAACAATTTCGTTAACAAATGGGGCGCGCCTAGAAACGTGGAGTTTACCAGGCTTGACAACTTGGACTTGGACATTAACTTTCTCTCCCGCTGGGCGACCAATACCAAGTGAGGTAACTAGTTATGGATATTTCTGAGGCAACCACCTCGTTGCAAAAGCGTCTCCCTGATGGCGCCGTTATCCGCGGGGCGACAGAGGAAGGCGAGCTTTTTCTCTTTCTCGCGACTCGACCTGACCCGCTCGAGGGACGTCTCGACCCGTTTTTCTCCGTAAACAAGCGCACAGGCGAGATCCGAGATTTCTCACCGCAGGAATTCGACAACCCGGTCGACGTCTTGACGCGCCTAAACGCATACGAGGTGTAGTCACCCATGGGACTCCTCGAAGACTACATGGTCGCTAACGACGTCGATCCAGATGCCCTCGAGCACTATGGCGTCAAGGGCATGAAGTGGGGCGTTCGGAAGAAGGACGGCTCCGCTGGATCGGGTAAGGCCGACCCGAAGGACCCGCTCAAGAACCCAGTGCTCGCCGTGAAGGCGAAGCTGTTTTCTGTCGGTGTACAGGTGGCCCCACGAGAGCTGTCCTACGGGGTCAAGCGAGCGCTGTCCAACCCGAGTGCCGACGACCGTCTTCTCAGCACCGCCGCACTCGAATCCGCAAAGTTGCGAGGGGTTCTCCCGAACAACCAGCGGTTGAGCAACGCTATCGAGAAGACCGGAATCGAGAAGCATAAGGCCGCCAAGTACGATCTTGACAGCACCGACCTCGACCGGTTGAAGAAGTACACCGATGCCGCGTGGTATTCGCGGAGCGTGAACTCATTTTTGGCCACCGGCGATCCGGCAGCCTACGCCAAGCGCTCTGCCGAACTCAAGGCGACGATCGGGAAGAACACCATTTCCGACACGACCGTCTTCAGGAGTACCAGTCTGAACTTCAGCTTCAACGGTGTTGCCAAGAAGTTGGAGAGCATGTCGGAGGGGGAGCTCGCTAAGTCGTTCGACAGCTTCTCGAAGAACTACAAGGGTAAGACGTTCAAGGAGAATCGTGTATTTTCCACATCGACCTCTCCAAACTTCGCGATCGACACCTGGCGAAAGGTGAATCCGAACGCCGCCGCGAACTACAACACATACATGATCATCAACACAAAGAACACCCCCGGCCTCCTCGCAGATGGACGCACGACCAAGGGCGGGAAGATCGTGAACACTCGGTCGAACCAGGAAGGCATCCTCGCGCCTACGCGCATGAGGTATGAATCACTGGCATTCGACCAGGAGCGTGGCATGTTCGCAATCACTGTGACAGCGCTTGGAGATGATGACTGATGAGCGACTACGAGCAGTTCACAGAGAGGATGACGTCTTTCGACCTGACGTTGAGTCCTGAAGGTGAGCCGCTACAACACTACGACGATAGGAATGTGGTAAACATGGGTCTCGACGCAGACGCCTACATGGCTCGTTACGGAATCGAACCCGGTTCCGAACTCGTCCACTATGGCAAGAAGGGTATGAAGTGGGGCGTCCGTAAGGCTCGCCCCGATCGAACGGCACGGGCGCAGGCTCACCGAGCAGCTGGTGCAGCTAAGGTTGCCAAGTACGGTAGCAACGCCAAGACCAAGGCCGCAGCCATGGAGGTCGGTAAGTTCGGCGTTCGAAACTTTATGTTGTCTATGGCCCAGGTCGGGATCAACAAGATCCCCTCGGCGCCGCTTCGTGGCGGAGCTATCGCGGTCAACCAGATGCTCGGTATCGCGAACACCGTGCGAACGGTCCAGAACATTCACGGTATTGCGAAGTCCGACCAGGAGTACAAGCCGAAGGGGGACTAGTAATGGGCGGTTTGACTGCCGAAGCCTATATGGCCCATCACGGGATGACCGGCACCGACCTCGAACTCATGCACTACGGTGTCAAGGGTATGAAGTGGGGCGTTCGGCGTAAGGCGCGTAAGGATGCCGGACTAACAAGGCGTGAAGTAAAGGACTACGACAAGTTTCGTAGTATGGACATCGACAAGCGAACTCTGACGGGGCCGACCGTCGGTCGACTGGCCTGGGACGGGGCGTTACTTCGCGGGAATATGCCATCCAAGACGGCTTATGGTCATATTGCGACAAGTACGCTTATCGAAACGGCATCGCTTGGTGTAGCAACAACATATGTAAGTCAATTGAGACTCCGGCCAGAAACCCAGCGTGGAGCTTATATTTCCTTGGGTATTCTTGCGGCCACCAACACTGCCAGGAGAGCTCGTCAGGCAGCCTCTATCCGAGCCAACGAAGTTGTCGAACGGCGGTATGAAAATCACAATAAGGTAGCGCGTGCCGTACGCTCGGGAACATATTCACCGCCGAACTAACACATCAACAGAAAGATAGTGAGCCGTGGTTTCTGAATCGGGGCGAACACTATGGTATCGCAAAGTCCGACCAGGAATTCAAGCCTAAGGGGTGACGGTGTCCAACCTTTACGACGATTATATTCGTCAGAATCCGATCGATGAAGAGTATCTCGAACACTATGGCGTCAAGGGCATGAAGTGGGGCGTCCGCAAGGGCGACAAGAACCGCGCTTCAAACCCCCAAGGCAGTGGCGACGCAACGGCCGCGCAGAAGCAGAAGCGCCGCAAGACCGCCATGATCGCTGGCGGCGTTGGTGCAGCAGTCGCGATCGCTGCCGGGTCGGCGTATGTCGGCCGCCAGACGGGAATCAGGAGCGCCAAGATTTCCAGTCTGAATGCAGGGCCGTCATTCGACAGCCTGTTCAAGGGGCAACAGTGGATGTCTGCCCTGATGCAACACAACAACTGGGATGAGATCACCACTGAGGTCATGGCCAGGTCCTACGACCAGCATATCAGGCCGATGCTCAGGTAGTACCGACATTTTTGTCTCTCTTGAAAGGACAAC